TTCATAAATTACACTGTCAGTAGCATCATGAGATAGTAACAGGTCCAGCCGCGATTAAGCTTGCAATTTTACATCGAATTCTGATTCATACCAAATTATCAAATCTTTAGCCTTTACATGTTATTCTATTGCTAAATCTTTAACATCGTGTAAAGCTACAGCATCAAATAATTCTTCATACTAGACAGTATTTATCGAATTAGTAATGTATGAACTACCATATCACGCTGAACCATAGTATGAACGCCATCTTCCATATGTATCTGGATATATGTTGACAGGAATCAATTTAGAAATGACAAATTTAGTTTCATACTTAAGTGCATTCTAATAATTTCCGGCTAAAAATTCTGCTACTTTCTGACTCATACCATCATTTTAACTCCTAAGATATAAACCATGTCAATTCTTGAAGTCAGAGGCATGATTAACAATTTAAATACGTTTTAAGAATTTATCGCCAGCTGGCGGCCGCTCAGTTAATCAAATAACTTAAGAAATTTTCTAACCTACAAGTTGTCCAGAATACTAAACATCACAAGAATATAATACATTAGGTTGCTTAGTTCAAAGAATCTGAAATAATTATTTGTACGTTAACTTAGCACCAGTTTCAAATCATAACATATCTCTAATAAATATTAGAGTCAATGCCAGTATAGTAACATAATATCAATTAGATCATCTGAATATTCTACAGGCATTGGTCCACACAGCTTCATAAGAAAACGGTTCAAAGGGTTCAAAAGGATCATCTATCTTATTGAAAGAAGCCCAAGGTTTTGAAACAAAATTACTAGTGATATTACGAAGCATGTAGCCTTGGCGATAAGAATGAACCCCTACTTCATCTATCAAATGCCAAGCCTATACTCTAAGAAATTCAGACTATCCGTCTGGTCCAAACTGATGAAAACTTTTTGTTTTAGAGATTGGAAAATTAAGTTCATCATATTTCTAAAACATGCGTTCAATATCTTAATATTGAGAGAACGATAAATCTAAATCATCGCCCAAAACGGCAACATATGAAGGTGATAAGCCTGATTCTTTCAATACAACACGTAGTATTGAATAATTTATTATAGAACCAAATATAGAAGTCATCTTAATACCAGACATCAAGCCAAAACCAATTCATTCTTTAAAAGATTGTTTGGGATTAGGACCATTGTAAATAAGATAAGCCTATCTTTAAAGTCTATTAGCGATAGCAACTAACTTATCACTGAACTACGGCCAATAAGGTACTAGTGCTAGGATTACGCTAACTTATAACTCAACCGATATAGAATTATCAAACTTGG